CTCTGCTACTTCAGAAAGTTCAGCATATAATTCATTAGCATACCAGTCAGTATCAGTTCCACCAGACATTTCTGCTTTTGCTTTGATTCTACCACCAATGGTTGCATCTGCAGCACGAGCAGCATCCCTTTCTTGTCTTTGTTTTAATGTTTTTCTTCCCATTATCTTTTGATACCTAGATCGTATTCAGTCATAATTTTGAATTCGTATCCACGGTCTTTACAATATTCTTTTGCTGCTTTCCACTTTGCTTGATTGATCGCCCATGTTCTAACAGAGTATGCCCACGATTTAGTTCTCTTTTTAGGATTTGTGATTGGCATTTTTGTTTCTTTATCTGGTTTGACTTCTACAACCATTGATCGTCGTTTACCATTTGTGTCATTATATTTAAGAAAGAAATCAGGAAAGTAACGATGTACTTTATTATCAAGTGGTGATCTATATGGAATCCAAAATTCTTCAGAGGCCCATTCATTAACACTCTCTGTGATATCACAGTAGTTCATGAATTTTCTTTCCCAAAGTGACCTATAAACTATGTTAGTTGGGTCTCCTCTATACTTTCTGGGATACCTCGGATAATATTTACCACTTTTGGACATACATATATTAGTATAACTATAAAATCTATTTAGATGTCTGTCGATACGGAATCACTATATTTGAATATGTCGGACGCAAGTTCGATCCTTTCCAAACTTGCAATCTCAAGTCAGTTCAAGGTTTCATTGGATCTTGTTCGTAGATCCCCTACGGGTAATGATTTGGATTTACTTGAATACTTAACTAATTGCGGTCTCTTTTTGGATGTTAAATCCACAGATGAGAAGTATGACTTCTTATGTTCTGATGCAACTCTTCCTTCAACCGATTTTGATGTTGTAGAAGAACCTGGATCTAGACAGGGAATGCTTGAGAAGATTGCTACAAGAAGATTATATACTGAATTTGATTTAACTTTCTATGTGGATAATCAATATAATATTTTGAGACTATTTGAGGAGTGGATGAATTATATTAATCCAATACACAATGAGAGTAATGGTAGATATGATGGAAGAGTTGTTGGCCAATTGAATCAATATAGAGAACGGAATTCATATGCAAGGATGAGATATCCTGATGAGTATAAGAGAGTGTTATCAATTACTAAATTTGAAAGAGATCTTGTACAGAGTCCAAATGCAAAGAAGAAGAAATTCACCAATCAACCTATGTTAACGTATAGGTTTATTGATGCGTTCCCAAGAACTCTTAACTCTATACCATTAACATATGAGGGTAGTACAATCACTCAAGTGTCAGTTACTTTTAGTTACTTACGACACACTGTTGAAAAACATGGAGAGGTTAGAATTGCCATCTAAATAATTACACTGAGGTGCTATAAAGATTATGCCTTTACCAAAAATTACTACTCCAACCTATGAGTTGGTACTACCTTCTTCTGGGAAGAAGATAAAATATCGTCCATTTCTTGTACGAGAAGAGAAGATATTAATTCTTGCAATGGAAAGTGGAGATCAGAAACAAATTACTGATGCCATTAAAACAACTTTGAAGTCTTGTATCAGTACAAGGGGAATTAAAGTTGATGACCTACCAACATTTGATATTGAATATATCTTTTTGAATATTCGAGGGAAGTCAGTTGGAGAAGCAATTGATTTAGTTGTGACATGTCCCGATGATGAAGAAACTCAAGTCGAAGTCAAAATTTATATTGATGAGATAAAGGTTAATAAACCAAAGGAGCATAGTCCTGATATTGAATTAGATGATGATTTAACATTAAGAATGAAGTATCCTTCTCTTAATGAATTTGTTAAAAGTAATTTTGATTTTGGTGCAGAAGATGCTGCACAAATTGAACAGTCATTTGAAATTATCTCATCATGTATTGATGTAGTTTATAATGAAGAAGAGTCTTGGGCAGCTTCTGACTGTACTAAAAAAGAATTGACTCAGTGGATGGAAGGGTTAAACTCTGGTCAATTTAAGCAGATTGAGACTTTCTTTGAGACTATGCCTAAGTTATCGCATACAATCAAAGTAAAGAATCCAAACACAAAAGTTGAAAGTGACGTGACGTTGGAGGGTCTAACGAGTTTTTTCGTTTAATTATGGCTCATATTGATCTTGAGTCATATTATAAACTTAACTTTTCGTTGATGCAACACCATAAATACTCACTAACTGAGATTGAAAACATGATGCCGTGGGAGCGAGAAGTATATCTCGGTCTTTTAAATCAATACATTGAAGAGGAAAATTTAAAAGCACAACAGGCAAATAGGTAGATGGCAATTTCTCCATTTTTTAAACCAACAAGAGTAATTAGACCTGCAGGAGGAGGTTTAATTAGTGCTGCGAAGAATAATATTAGATCATTACAGACTAAAACGCAGAACATATCAGAACCCAGAAGTGATAATAAGTCTCAGAAATTTGGAGCAGCATATACAAATTTCTTTGGTTCTAAGAAGACAGTAAAGATACTACAAAAAAATCTGACAGCAATTAAGAAATCTCTTGCTTCAACCTTTGAGATTGCTATGGCATTGAAAAAATCAATTGCTCAGACGGCAAAAGGTTTTGGTGGTGGAGGTAAAAAAGGTGGATTGTTTGGTGGATTGTTTGGTGGACTTGGTGGTTTATTGGGTATTGGTGGTGGTTTGATTGGATTGATTGGTGGACTTACTAGTATACTTACAAATCCTTGGGTGTTAGGTTTTGCTACTGGAGGATTAGTATGGTTATTGGCAAAAAAAGAATTTAGAGAAGCTATAACACCGATAGTTAAATTTATTCTAAAGGATCTTATTGCTGAAAATGTTCCTCTTGTAAAGTATTTTACTCGTGATACAGATATAACCGATATGAATTCAAGAGTTGGTGCATCTATCAATGAAATTGGTGAGGAAAGAACACTTGCTTTATTAAAATTAAAAAGAAATCAAATGAATGAGAGTGGTGAAAAGACAAATAGTATAGATAAAAGAATAAAAAAATTAGAAGAACAGGGTTTTGTTGCATCTAGTGATACAGGACAAACAACTTCCGACCTAGAAAATTTTGATTCTAAGCTTTCCAATTTAAAAGATAATCAATCTAATAAGAATGAAGAAATAAATGCTAATAAGGTGGCATTGTTCAATAAGATGATAAAAGAATTGCCAGAAAATCTTCGTAATAAAGTACCATATAGAGTTAAAGATGGTCAATTGGTACCCGATAACATGGCACAGATAAGGGCTTCATGGTTGGGAAGGGAAGATCAGTTTAAAGTAGCAGCTTGGAGTGTAAAATTTAGTAAGGCTGCAGCAAATATGGTTAATCAGGTAGACGCAAAATATCAAAATAAAAATAAAGTAGAAAATAAAAATAAAGTAGAAAATAAAAATAAAGTAGAAAATAAAAATAAAGTTAATGAAGTATCTTCAGTTAATAAAAATAACAATGAGAATGGTGCTACGATAATTCCCTTTAATACAGGTGGTGGTAATCGAACTGGTAATGGACAAAAATTAGTGAATACTAATGGAAATACCACTACTAGTTCTGATATTGCTTGGTTCGATTCTAGAAACACTGATATGTATGGGTGCTTTAAAACAGCAGCAGAATGTAATATAACAGTATGAAGTTAAAGATAAAACCCACTAAGAATACTGTTGCTCTTAGGAAAATAAAGTTCAGAAAAGAGAGTGACTTTAATAAGTTCTTAAAGATAGTATCTAAGAATACTAAGGAGTTGGAAAGAATTAAGTTACCATCAAAGAGTGATGTAAAAAAGAAAAGTGGATTTAATTTATTACCAATACTTGCATTGGGTGCGTTGATTGCTGCTCTTGCTGCTCTTGCTAAAAATAAAAAGAAAGGTGGTGGTAACGATGTAGATGGATCATCAACTGCTAATGTAGATATTGATGGTGCAGAAAAACTTCCACTTCCGACTACTGCAAAGTTTCCGAAGATTACAAAGACTCCTAAACTTCCAGGATCATCAACAACAACATCAACAACAGCATCAACAGCAATACGTGGATCATTAACTGGATTTCCAGAAAATGCTCGACGATCTCTGACAGGACCAAAGACTCCAAAACTTCCTAAGACTCCAAAGACTCCTAAACTCCCTCGTAATGCAACTTCTAGATTGAGAACAGTTAGTGAACTTGAATATAGAAGAATACAAATTAAAAATAAAATAAAACCAGTAATCAATGCAGCAAAAGTGATTACTTCTGCAGCGACTAAAAATCCTGCATCTCTTGCTGCGACATTAATTGTCGGTGATATTACTAAAGGTCATGGTTTAAGTAAAGAAGAATGGAATGCAGGACCAGGTACTCTTGAGTATCAAAGAAATTTGGAAAAGGAGCAGTTTAAGAATCGATTTAAAACAGAGGCATCCAAACAAAAGGATCTCATCAATAAAGAGATTGATCAGTTAATAAATACTCGATCACAACTTGATGTTAAGGATCGTAGAACGTATCAACACTTGACTGCCAAGATTGAAGGACTATTAGTGAAGTCTGCAGCAATTACACCAAAGGCTTTAGAACAACAATACATTACAAATTCATCTAAAAATCCAGTTATATTATATCCAATAGATTCACAAAATGTTCAACCAATAATTAATGCATCAACTTCCAATCAACCACCTCCATCACAGTCGAAAGCAGGTAATGATACAGTTGGTGGTGGATCTGATGTAGTAAATATATCAGAACTGTTCTTACTTAATAAACTCTCTCACTAATGGCAGAAGCACTATCGGCACTAAAATATCATTATCTGATGCTCGAATCCGTAGATGGATCAAAGAGAATTGACTTGACTAATGCTGTTCAATCTACAGATTACTTTGAAGATATCTTAGAACCAACTGTAAGTATGACTCTACAGGTCATGACGAATATAAATCTCGTCAGTGAGTTGCCGATACGTGGTGGCGAGAGAGTCGCAATGAGTTATGAAACAGCATCAGGAACATTCACTTTTGGAAAGGAAGATGGTGAGGGGGATGATGATAATTCATTATATGTTTATAAGGTAAGTAATTTAGCTGCACAAGGACAATCAGAAACTTTTACTTTGAATTTAGTTTCAAGAGCATTCATTGCAAACGAAACTGTAAGATGTTATAAGAAATATTCTGAGGACAATACAATTGATACTCATGTTAAAAGTATTCTAAAGGATCAATTGAAAATTTCTGACGATAATATCTCTGAAGTTGAGAAGACTAGTAATAGATTTGGATTCTATGGTAACAGTAAGAAACCATTTCATATACTTCATTGGTTATCACCAAAGTCTTTATCTGCGAGTGGAGTCAAAGGAACATCTGGTAAGGATGGAACTAAGAATGGAAAGGCAAAAGGAACTGCAGGATTCTTATTCTTTGAAAATAAAGATGGTTTTAATTTTAGAAGTATTGATAAGATGGTTGTTGCTACCACAACAAAAGATGTTGGTTCCAAGAAAAAGAAAAAGAAAAAAGTAACCACATACTTCTGGACATCATTAGGTTCTGTAGAACATAATAAATTGGAGAATAATCGTAGGATTCTTAAATGGAAACTAGATAAGAATATTGATCTTAGAAAGGCATTGGCAGTTGGAATGTATTCTAATCGAACGGTTTTTTATAATACAAGAAGTCAGAGAGTATCAGTGTATGATTATGATTTGAAGAATGAACTTTCAACTAAGTTGGGTGGAAATGATTTATCAGTTCCAATTGATAATATGTCTAGACAAGTAGTAAGGACTTCTGATCATGGTGTTACAAGTTTAGATGTGACTAAAACTTCTGGAAGAGATGAAGCAGATATGGCAAAATCATTTTCTAGATATAACTTATTGTTTACACAGGCACTAAATATTCTTGTACCGTGTAATATAAACCTTAAGGTTGGTGATATTATTGCATGTGATTTCCCTTCTTTAAAGCAAGGGCAATCAACTGAAGTAGATCATGAAGCAAGTGGCAAGTATCTCATTAAAGAGTTACGTCATCACTTTGCTATCAGTCAGAGCACTACCTCACTTAAGTTAATTAGAGATTCTTATGGATTCTCTTCACCAGAAAAAAGTTAGGAGAAATTATGTCAGAAATCAAACACGATTTAGAACACGAAGTTTACTTAGATCCAAAGGATCATAAGGAACATGTTAATCATGGAATGTTAGAGTACAGTGAATCAGATCTGAAAGATGTTCATGCAAATTATGAAGGATACCATAAGGATGATGTGGTAGATAAGAATGATGGTGCTATTAATGACTATCATACAAGACATCAAGATAAGCACTTAGAGGTTTATTGTGATAATCATCCAGATGCATTTGAGTGTAGAGTATACGACGAATGATAGACGAATCATTATTTAAATCTAATCAACTCGGAAGAGATGGGTTTACTTGGTGGATTGGCCGAGTAGCCCATCCTGATGTTTGGAAAGACCAATCTTTAGCAATGGCTCAGAATGGAGATGGAAGTCAAAGAGTTAAGGTTAGAATTATTGGATATCATCCTTGGGATAACTCATTGACTGAATCTGACCTCCCTTGGGCTCATATTATGAATGACCCAATTGTTGGTGGAGGAACTGGAGGAAGAGGTGAGACTCATGCATTGGTCGGTGGAGAAACCGCAGTTGGTTTTTTCATGGATGGGGAAGAAGCACAACAACCAGTGATTATGGGATTGCTTGATCGTCCTGCTGCAGTGACTACAAGTATTAAAGAAGATGATCTTATAGCAAATGATAGTAATAATTTTGAAGTATGGACAGGTCATCCAGGTAATAAAGTTAAAGCAACCAAGATTGATGGAAAGTATACTCCAGACAATCAATCTGGAACTAACATGGTTAGTAAGGATAAGAAAGTGGGTGGAAGTGATGCAGCAAGAGCATTCGAGTCGAAGACGACAAAATATACTGCACTGGATGATCCATGTAGAAAGAATTCAGTTGGTAGAATAACTTTAGCACTTCAGAATTTCATTGCATATACACAAATTCTTGAGCAAAATGCTGGTGATTGGGTGAATCCAATTACTAATGAAGTTGTTAATATGAAGTATCAACTTGAAAAGATTAAAAAGCAAGTCGGTGCTATTTTAAAAGATATTATAAATCAAGTTAAGAAAAAAGTTGTTGGTAAATTGACTTGGCTTTTTGGTAAATTTTTGGGATTATTTAAAGCATCTCCTGCAGGAGTAACATCATTCCTCCAAGATGCATTAATGCAGAAGGGATTGAAAGGTATTTTGGGTCTTCTGTATTGTGTCTTTAAAAAGGTAATTGATAATATTGGAACCTTCATTTCTAATATGTTCCAAAATTTACTTGGAAGATTAGTTAATGGCCCAGTTTGTGCTGCAGAACAATTCGTTTCAGGTCTTCTTGCAAAAGTTTTTGATAAAATTGAGGGTTTGTTGGATCCAATTTTAAAGGGAGTTCAATGGTTAACTGGTGGATTGGCTAAAGTCACAGGTCTTCTTAGAAATGCTGGTAGTTTAGCACAATCAATTTATAGTTTCATTGGATGTGATGAGTTTAAATGTACAAAACCATCTCAATGGATATCTTCTGTTAATGGAGCAATTCCGAAACCACCAGATAATTGGCAGAAACAAGTCGAGAATATGAATGTCTTTACTGGTATAAGTTCCAGTCTCACTAATATTGGAAAGGAACTTGGTGATGCAATCTCTGGTATTGGTGGTACTGATGCTGAAACTGTATTGAATAAAGAATATAATGGAACTCCTGTTAAGGATCTTCTTTCTAGTGTCGATACCTTGACTGGAGGAGATTCTTCTGGTAAACTAGATAAAGGTCTTGGTTCAATTGAATCTGCTGTTGCTACTATTACATTATTTGGTGGAAAGAATTCCATCTTTGATGCATGTAACAAGAGAAATGATAATCCTACTGATCAAGATGATATCTCTCCTGCATATCCTGGATATGTTTATCCCAAATGCATTCCACCTAAAGTGGAAGTTACTGGAGAGGGAACTGGTGCAGAGTTAAAAATTATTGTTGGAAATGATAGTAGAATATTCTCTATTGAAGTTCTGAATGGAGGTAGTGGATATACTGATAACGTTTCCATTGCAATAATTGATAATACTGGTCATGGTAGTGGTGTAAATGCAAGAGCAATTGTAGATGACAATGGTGCCATTAGTCAGGTTGTTCTTTTGGATCGTGGTTATGGATACTGTAGTAATACTGTTGGTCTTACTACGAGTGTTGTTGGAATTGTGACAAATATCTATGTTGTTAGACCAGGTATAGGTTATACTGGTGGCGATACAATTGGTATTGGTAATAGCAATTTCCCAATTACTATAACTCCAGGTGGATCTATTGTTGATGTCAGAGTTCCATTTGTTCCAGATCAGTTCGGAACTGCTCCAGGTATCAAAATAAATACTGATACTGGATATGGAGCAGAATTTGTTCCAGTGATGGCATATAAAGATCTTTCTATTACTGATGATGGTGCAGAGGCTAGAAGGAAGAAACCATTGATTGGTATCACCAGTGTAATTGATTGTCCATAGGAGGTAAATTATGACAAGTTCTGCAGGTATTAGTACTGATAAAATCCAAGAAGGAGAAGAAACTTTTCTAAATGGGTTGAGTGAGGATGAAGTAAAAAAAATAGTAGCAGATGCTGCCAAGGAAGTCTTTGCTGATTATTATCGTAGAGGATATCCTGGATTTGAGATAACTTCTGGTGGTGATACTACTGCTCATGGAGTCGCAGAGTATTGTATGACTACAGATACTATTCAAGGTTTGCATTTTTATAAGCAAGGAAATATGAAGATGCGATCAAATAAATCAATGGAATTTTATACGGGAGAAAGTGAAGATGTAACAGATGGAAGTCTTGCTTTTAAAATACATACTGATGGTGGTAATATTGTGATTGAAGCAAACGGTGATGGTGATATTACTTTAAGGGGTCGTAACATTACTCTCGAAGCAAAGAATAGTACAGATAAGGGTCAAATTAAACTTATGAGTACTGGTCAGACGGTAATAGAATCTGGGGAAAAATTAGAATTGGAAGGAAGTGGTGTAGACATAAGAACAGAAATGGATGTTTCAGTATTTGGTGGTAGTGCTGTTGATTTGCACTGTAGATCTGCACCTGTTACAACTTCTTCTGGTGCAGATAATCCTCTTGCAGGTAGTTTGATGGATAAGATTATGAATCTTATGGATAAATTTAATGCATATTATCTAAAAAAATAAATTATTATGACATTAAGAAACGCAGAGATACAAAGTGGTGCAATTCATGTAGGAACACCAGACATTTCAAAATTAAATCTTCCAAATGTTCTACCAACAGGGACATTAACATGTCCTGGACTGACTATTTTTGGTGTTAGTTTACCTGGAATTCCACGAGCAGCAGTTAGTATTGGCCCACCAGCAGTAGTACCACCATTAGCATTACCATTTTCTCTTGAGGTTATTGGTATATCTAATTTTATGGGTGCTACTAATCAACTTGGATTATATACGTGTACTGCAGCATCATTCTTTAATGGAGCACATACTGTAACAGGTTTCCATAAAGTGACTGGTGCTGCAAAGTTTACTGGTGCAGTTACTTCTGCTGGTGCAACAAAGGTTGTTGGTCCATTCGTTGCGATGTCAGCAATTATTAATAAACAGACTTGGAAAGGATTTGATATAGAACATCCTAAAAAGAAAGGACATCGAGTAAGACACATCTGTGTAGAAGGTCCAGAGGCAGCAATTTATGTGAGAGGAAAGGTAAAGGATAGTGAAACTATAGAACTTCCAGAGTATTGGGATGGGTTAGTTGATTATGATAGTATCACAGTATCTTTAACTCCTGTGGGAAAGGCACAGCATCCATATGTGAAGTCTGTAGATAAGAATAAGATAACTATTAGTAACAGAAAAGGAGACGAGTGTTTGCCATCGTGTTATTATGAAGTGTGGGCTTCTAGAATTGATGGAGAACCTTTGATTGTTGAGTATGAAGGAGAGTCACCAAAAGACTATCCCAAAGACCCTGAACAATTCTCTATTGCTGGATACGATTATGGGAGGGGTGTATCATGACAAGAAGATTAGAAGTCATTGCAAAATGTAATGATGAAGTTGCATTGGTAAAGAAGCAAATTAAAGATATCAATGAGTTGCAGTTACCTGAATCGAAAGATAATATACAACGTCTTCTTCCAGTAGCAGCAAAATTTGATGAGACAATTGCTGAAATGACAATACCTGTTAATGCTTTAGTGCAAGAACTAAAAGTTCTTAGTGATCTTATTGGTTCTGTAAGTGGTGCAACTGGTTGTGGAGAGGAAGATGTAGACGGTGATCCTGATGGACCTAGTGTAAGTTTTGATGTTGTTCAGGGTGGTAGGAATGATTGTGAAGACCTTACTCATGCTGGTGATACACCATATTCGACAGGTGTATATGGTCCTTCTACTGACATGACTACGGGAACAAATCCTACAACAATAATTACAGGAAATTTGGGAAAAGGTATTGATACTAGAATTGGTGCAACTGGAACGTTCGTAGCACAAGAAGTAAAAGATCCTGTTCCAAGTGGTGCCGTAAATGATTGTAAAATAACAAGTAGTGATTCATATAATGCTGCATATCCTGGACATGTAAATACACTTTTTTCAGCAAGAAGAACTACATTGCTTGGTCTAATAAGTGCGGAGAGATCTAAGAGGGATAACTATATGAATTCCTCAATTACTCATATAAAAGCAGAACTTCTAAAGGAATATGTTGAGAGATGGGCATCTGTTTCTGGAATAGATTTTTTAGAAAAAAGAAAGTCCACAGTGGAAGGAATAAAATTCCTTGCTGAAGATCCTAATAATGAAAGTTATTTTGCTTGACAGAATGATCTTTCTTTGTTATTATAGTTCAACGGTGTAGGTTTTTTATGGAGATTCGTAGAGATCAACTCAGAGAATTGCAGGATCTTCAGGATGATATGGCAGCATATTTTACTGATGAGAATCTCGTAAGTGGAGAAACTTATTGGACATGTGTGGAAGCTCTTGCTACTACTAAACTTGCTGAGTTAAGAGGAGAAATAATCTTCAGTGAAGAATGAATAAATAACTTTTAGGTATTATAAAAGAGATTAAGTGGCAATATTCCACACATACATTGATGATTCTACTCCTGGTGGAGAGGATGCTGTTGCTGGTATAGGTAGTGACACTCTTTATGGTGTATCTGCTAGTCGAGATTTTAAAGTTAGTGGGATAAGTACATTCAGTGGTACTACAGAATTTGATAAGGTAAAATTTTTAAAGGATAGTACTGGAGACATTGGAAATTCAGGTCAGATACTTTCTTCTACTGGTTCTGGAATTGATTGGATAAATTCCAATACTACTAATGTTAATAGTGCAAGTAATATAGGAGTCAATGAAAATTCAACTGATGCTGAACAATGGTTAACATTTGTTGGTGCAAAGAGTGGTAATAATCCAATCAGAGTTGATGATGATTTAAGATATAATCCAAGCACTAATGTTCTTTCTGTTAAAGGTATCACTTTACCAGGTGATGATCAAAAGATAACAATAGGTGCTGATGATCCATTAGAGATTCAGCATAATTCTACTTCTACTCAAGTGGAACTTAAGTCTGATGCGATTATCTCCATTATGAGTGGTAGTGCGATTGAGTTGGAAAATGAGAGTGGTGGTAATATTGCTAGATTTGTTAAGAGTAGTGGGTGTGAGTTATATCATAATGTTAGTAATACTTCAACACTAAGACTTGAAACCACTGATGCAGGAGTAACGGTAACAGGAACTGTTAGTGCTACAACCTTCAGTGGGGCTTTAAATGGTAGTGCATCTGGTTCATCTGGATCTTGTACTGGTAATGCTGCTACTGCAACAGCACTTGAAACAGCAAGAACGATTGGTGGAACTTCATTTGATGGTAGTGCTAATATTACACCAGGAGTTTCTGGTGGTCTAACTGGAACCCCAGATATTGCAGTTACAGATATAGACATTGCAGGAGCTCTGACTGACAAAAATGATATCACAGGTACTAGCGGTCAGGTTCTAACATCAACGCAAACTGGTGTTGCATGGGCAAATGCAGGAACTCTTGCAGCAGGAGCAGCAGCACAAGTGGCAGTTGCTAATGAAGCAACTGATACATCTTGTTTTCCTGTATTTGCTATAAAAGCAACTGGTGCTGATATTGCTCTTAAAAGTAATGCTGGTTTAAAATTTGATTCTGATACTGGAGCATTGGAAGCAACTTCATTTGTAAAAACTTCTGGAACTTCATCTGAATTCTTAAAGGCAGATGGGTCTGTTGATACTAGTACATATCTAACTTCACAAGTTCAGAGTGATTGGAATTCTAGTACTGCACCTGCTGCAATATTAAACAAACCTACATTATTTTCTGGAGCATATGGTGATTTAACTGGTAAACCAACTTTAGTAACTGCTTTTACAGGACTATCAGATGCACCTGCAAATTATACTTCTCAAGCAAGTAAGTTTGTTGCAGTTAAAGCAGATGCAAGTGGTCTGGAGTTTGTCAATAATCCCAATACTGATACCCAAAGAGCAATTCATGATACTCCATCAAATGGTTCAACAGCAATTTCAATTAGTTCTAACTGGGCTTATGATCATAAGGAACTTGAAGGTAATAGTGCTCATGTTCCTGCTGCTGGAAGTGGTAATGGAAGTAAATTTTTAGCTAATGATGGTTCGTGGAAATTGCCAAGTTACACTACTAATACTAATACAACTTATGGTATTTCATGTACTGATGGTGATAATACAGATGAAGAGAAAATTACTCTTACACCTAGTGCTGGAACTGCTGACTCTATAGTTTTAGAAGCTAGTACTGGATTAAGTATTGCAAGAAATGGTGATAAGATTACATTTACAAATACTGATACAGGTTCTGGTGGTAATTCATGGAGAGGAATTGATGATACTCCAGTAGATGGACAAACATCAGAATCAATTAGTTCTAATTGGGCTTTTGATCATAATGCTGGAACAGGGAACTCAAAACATGTTCCTGCTGCTGGATCTGCAGGACAATTCTTAAAGCATGATGGTACTTGGGGTACTCCAAATTATAATTCAGGAGCAAATTATTATTGTAATGGATTAGCATTTGATACTGGAACTGGTGTTTTAACTGCTAGTATAAATGGTGCAACAAATCAAACAGTTGATTTGGATGGTAGATATATTCAATCTGGAGGTAACGCTGCAACTTCAACAAAAGCATTTGTAACAGAGAGTAATACTGATACTATTAGTAGAGGTATTGTTTTTTGTGATGCTGCAAATAATGCTAGTGGAAATAAAGACCTGAAATACGATAGGAATTTAGTATATAATGCAAACAGTAATACACTTGTTGCTAACAATTTTCAAGGAACTCTTGGTAATTTTACTAATGTTGATGGTGCAATTAAGATAAGAACGGATAATGGTGATGCATATCATAATATATTATTTGTTGATAGTACTACTGATAATCAGTATCAAACCATTAAAATGGATGATGAAGCTAGTAGATTACAATGGAATCCTAATGATGAAAATTTGGTTGCATTTACTGCACAAACACAAGGATTAAGGCAATGGTCTGATGGTGGCTTAGGATCTTCTGGACAGGTTCTTACATCTGGTGGTAGTGGAACTCAATGGTCATGGCAAAGTATTTCAGCACTTGATGGTCCGTTAACTATTGGAGGTAACGTTGCTGTCACTGGTAATTTAACAGTTAGTGGAAATCTTCAGGGTGGTGGGCAGACTCTTATTGATATCACTAATGCAGTCAAGACTGATAGACAATCTCGTCAATCTACAGCTTGGATAGATGTTACTGGATTATCTATATCAGTAACTGCTAAGAGTGCTTCAAGTAAATTTTTAATCATATGTAATGTCAATGTAGCAGCAGAAAATTCAGGTGGACATGATGCTTTGGTAAGATTGATGAGAGGTACTACTCCGATAGGAAATGGAACAGACGGAAGTAGTGTAGATCAGCGTTGTTTTGGTCAATCTGGAGGACAGGTTGGTTATTATGAGACTAACAGTGTTGGAATAACAATTTTAGATAGTCCTGGTGCTGGCACTCATGTATATCATGTAGAATTCAGATCAGGTAATGCTGGTGCAGCGTACAAAGCATGGATTAATAAGAGAGGAGCATCATCCAGTACTGGATTCTCTCCTTCTAGTAGTATAACAGTTATGGAGTTTGACCGATGAGTTTAGATCACGACGCAATTTATAAAGCATATCCGAATGCAGTTAGTGTTGACGATAGTACGGGTGCAGTTGATGCTTCTAACAATTCTATCACATTAGAACAAGATAAGATTGATACAGCACGGGCAGAACTAGATGCTGAACAAGCATTAGTTCAATACAAAACAAATAGGGTTGGTCCTCTACCAGGAATGGGAGTTGGTAGCACTGTTTATCCTGCTCTTGGAGAACAATTGGATTTGTTATATCATGATATGAAAGCAGGTAAACTTGGTGTTGCTGCTACGACTGGTGATTGGTATGTTGGAATCACTAGTGTTAAGTTAGCATATCCAAAACCATCTTAGGCCAGCGAAATTAGCTTTTTGTTTCAAAAATCGGGCAAAAAAAACTCTGGCAATTTTTTGGCAAAATACCCTTTTCAATTAACTTTGATAAATAAGTAAGAAGAAAAATTAGTGTGTTAATACAATGCCTCTTTCTAGGTTAGAAAACTTTCTGATTAATACGGATGGAAATATTCTTTATGTTAATCCATCTGACTTGGATGCAACAGATAGTTTTGATAATAAAGGTAATTCCTTAACGAGACCCTTCAAGACAATTCAGAGAGCATTGTTGGAGTCTGCGAGATTTGCTTATCAGTCAGGTCAGAATAATGATAGGTTTGATAGAACGACTATCTTACTATATCCAGGTGAACATATCGTTGACAATAGACCAGGACTTTCCATTGCAGAAGATAGTGGAGTAAAGTATTATGATGTCACAGGGTCAGTAGCAAGCACTAGTGCAACATATTTAGATTTAAGTAACTCAACAATATTTGATTTAAATAACTCCGATAATATTCTTGCCAAATTTAACTCAGTACATGGTGGAGTAATTGTTCCGAAAGGAACATCGATTGTTGGTCTTGATTTAAGAAAAACAAAGGTAAGACCACTTTATGTTCCAAATCCTGATGTAGATGATAGTAATATAGCAAGATCAGCAATATTCCGTGTAACTGGTGGATGTTATTTCTGGCAATTCAGTATTTTTGATGCAAATCAAGCTGTATATTACAGTAAAAACTTTAATGAGAAGAGAAACCCTGCATTATCTCACCATAAGTTAACTTGTTTTGAGTATGCAGATGGATTAAACAATGAAGAATTGACTGGAACTAGTGATCTTCAACAGTATTACTATAAGTTGATGAATGCTTATGGTGCAAATACTGGTAATAGAAATATACCTAATTATCCAACATTCAAAGATTTTGAACCAAATACTTCTGAATTTAAAATTGTTGGTGATCTTAGATCTGATGATAATACAATACAATCATTGACATCTAGTGGAACAGTTGCAACTGTTACTACAATAAATGCACATGGTTTAACAGTTGATGATCCCGTTCGTATTGCTGGTATTAGTTCTACTCTTTACGAAGGAAGTTATAGAGTATCTGGAATTAGTAGTGAGAGACAGTTTAGTTATGTGTTACTTGATGATGCAACTGATGATGTAATCAATCCTACTTCCTCCTCTAAAGTCGTTATTGAAGCTGATAACGTAACAGGTGCGTCACCATATATCTTTAACTGTTCATTGAGATCTGCTTATGGTATGTGTGGAATGCATTGTGATGGAGCAAAAGCAACTGGATTTAAGTCTATGGTTGTTGCTCAGTTTACTGGTATTGGTCTACAGAAAGATGATAATGCATTTGTAATTTATAACAAGACAACAGGAGATTATGACACAAGTGCTACTGTAGGTTCTGGTGTTAAGAAACCACTTTATATAAATCAGGATGCAACTTATAGAACTAGGTATAAGAACTATCATATTAAAGCAACTAACGATGCTGTAATTCAAGCAGTATCAACATTTGCTATTGGATTTGCCAATCATTTTGTTTCCGAGTCTGGTGGTGAGCAGTCTATTACAAACTCTAACTCAAACTTTGGTGCTAAAGCTTTAATCTCTCACGGATTTAGAAAGAATTCATTTGATCGTGATGATACAGGTTATGTTACTCACATTGTTCCACCAAAAGACATAGAGAATAAGGAAATTAATGTTATTTGGAGACTCTTAGATCCTTCATTAATGGCACAAAACATTGGTGCTGGTGGAACATCTAAGTTGTATATTGATGGTGCAACAGATAAAGATAATCCACCAAATAATATTACCAACGGATTTAGAGTTGGTTCTAAGAAAGGTGAAAAGGTTTATATTGACACTCTTACTGGTGGTGCAAACGTCACTTATGAAAGTCCTATAGTGATGACATCACCTTCTGGTGAAGGTCCAAGTGCGGAGAAGACATTTAATGTTGCAAGAACAGCAACACATACTAATAATATTACTTCCAATCAATTAACCTTAGTTGGTACTCACAACTTCTTTAGTGGGGAATCGGTAAGGGTTTATAGTGATGATGGTAGAGTGCCAGATGGTTTGGAGAATGGAAAGTTATATTATGTTGTTAGCACTGGTGCAAGTACTATTAAATTAGCAACTACATTCAACAATGCTCTTGCTGGAACACCTGTAGTTACTATTAGTAACCAGAAAGGTGGTGTTTTAAGTATAGTAAGTAGAGTAACGGATAAGTTGCCTGGTGAATTTGGTCATCCAATTCAGTGGGATACTGGTAAGTCTAATTGGTATATCACTGGTACAAATACAACAACTACTAATTCAATATATCAAGGAATTGTTGGATTCTCTACAGATATTGCATCAAATAATTCTTCGCTATATGTGAGAAGAGTACCAGAGACTCGTGCATTATCTGATCGTATTTACAAATTGCGTTATGTTATTCCTAGCAGTTATACTGATACTATTGCTAAGAAACCAGAGAAGAATTATGTTCTTCAAGAATCAAAAACCGTTGGTGAAGAATCTACAATTCAAAATGTAATCTCCAATCGTAACCCAAGAATTATTGCAGGTATTAGTACTGATACTGCTAATGCTTATCAGGTTAATGTGGTTTCTGAAACACCACATGGACTTAGTATTGGAGATAAAGTTCACATTAAGAACGTAAAGAGTTCTACTAATACAACTGGAGTAGATGCTGATGGTTATAATGGTTACTATTCAGTCACAAAGGTAACATCAACAAAAGGTTTTAGTTATATAAGTTCAAATCTTGGTGGAATATTTGACGATAATGTTCGCAATTTACGTGTTGCTGGTGGTCAGGGATCATCTTTGCCAGCATTTGAAAGAAATGAATATGATACAACATATACTATTCAAGATGTAGACACAATTCAGGATTATGTTACTGGTAGTCAGGATGGAATCTATTATCTAACTTGTTTGCTTGGTAATGTCAGACCAACAGTATCTGAATATTCAAATCTTAAGTTTAAGCAAAATATTACTCAACTTTATCCTACAGTTGATAAGGATAATGCAACTAATGATCCTCAACAATCAGTAACTGCTGCTTCTAACAGTCTTATTGGTAAGGTTGTTGTAAATGATCCTTTGAATAGTATTACAAAAGAAACAGCAATCAATTATCTACGAGACAATAGAGTTGGATATGCAGTTACTTTTGCAGAGAGTAAGCATTCTGGTATAACAACCGTATTCTCTGACACTAATCATAGTTTAAACAGTGTTACTAATGTTTCCATCACTGCACAAGGTGCTGGATATTCACCTTCTGCTGGTGTTGGAACTGAGTATTACAATGCAAATTTAGTTGGTACTAATATTGTTGGTGATTCAGCAACTGCAAATGTTGTAGTAAGTACTGCTGGAACAATTTCTGCGGTTCAGATTGTAGATGGTGGTTCTGCATTTGGTATTGGTAATACGATGGTCGTTTCTGTACCTGGTTTGACTGGTATTACAGCAAATGCGATTGTTCAAGTAACAGGTATTAGTAATAATATTGGTGATGTTGTTCAGGTTATGGGTGTTGGTACTCTTGATGATCGTAATAATGGATATGATGGTGCATATAAGATTACAAGTATACCAAGTGCTAAGTCAATTACTTATACAAATGTTCCAGCAGGACAAACTACAGGATCTAATGTTGGTATCTACACTGGACCTGTAGGTGTAACAACTGGTATTTTCTTTGTTACTGACGAAGCAGTTGGATTCTCAGAAATAGTTGGTGTTGCCAATACTTCAGTCGCTGGTATTGTTACAGTTACAACCAGTAAGGCTCATGGATTATCTGTAGGTAATAGGATTCAGATTGCTGGTCTTGTTGGAACTGCAGCAACCGTTTATAATGGATATAATTTCATCGTTAAGGAAAAGGTTGGACTAACTACCTTTACATTTAATTCTACTATCGGTATTTCTACAACTGGAGAAACTGGTGGAGAAGTCTATAAACTTGGTCTTCAATCTTATGGACAAAGTGATTCACTAGAACTAGAAAATATTTCTGAGAACCTAATACCTCTGACTGCAGGTATTAGTACTACAATGTCTGCTGGTATCAATACTGCTAACACTAATACTACTTTATCATTAACCAGTTATGTTGGAATGAGTACTGGTGATTTCTTACAGGTTGATAATGAGGTAATGAGAATTAAGAGTAAGTCTCTTGCTAATAGTAATGATGTAACTGTTATTCGAGGTGTATTGGGAACTAAGTCTGTTGCTCATGATAGTGGATCCGTTATTAGAAATATTAGAGTAATTCCATCAGAGACTCATAGGTACTCAAGTATTCGTGCTTCTGGTCATACATTTGAGTATGTTGGTTATGGGCCAGGTAACTACTCAACTGCATTGCCACAAAAGCAAGTAAGAGCATTAACTGTTGAAGAAGAAATACTATCCAATTCTAAGGAAGAGAATGGTGGTGTTGTATTCTATTCTGGTATGAATGATCGTGGTGATTTCTTCACTGGAGAAAGAGCAACTGCAAAAGAGAATTTCCTTGGAGAACTTACAGATGATTCATCTACAGCAACATTTGATGATGTTTATATAAGAAATACATTACGTGTTGGTGGTGGTCCTAATCGTAATTTACCATCTGAGTTTAGTGGACCTGTTAACTTCGGTAATAAGATAACATCTACTTCACTAGAGGGTATTGAAGCACTTAAGATAGCGATCAAAGGAACCGCACTTAATAATCCATACTTTGTAGTTGGATCTGAAGCAAATCCTTCATTCGTTATTAATAAGGCAAGTCAGTTTGTTGGTATTAAGACTGCAACACCTGCATATGAGTTGGATGTTAATGGAACAATTCGTGCTAACGTCTATGAGAACTTTAAGTTAAGTGATTTACCAAATAATACTACAGAAGAAGTTACCTTTGGTAGAAATAAAGTTCTTAAGGTTAATGATGCAGGAACAGGTTATGAATTAGTTGACCCACATGAGTTAGATGCGTATAGATTGACAAGTTATAATATCAGTAATGATGGTTCCATCTATTCTGGTATGGGAGCAATTGCTAATAGCAAATTAACAGTTAGTGGTATAACAACTACTCACTTTAATATTGGTGAAAGAGTTAAGATGTTTGGTGTTACTAAATCTTCTGATAGCGTAACTGTTAATCCACCTGTAGTTGGTAATACTGTTAAAATTACACAGGTTCCAACATCTGGTGCTGATACCACAATGACATATTATTACTGGCAAGCACAGTATCATATGAGAAATGGTAAGGTTGGTGTCTCTTCTCAAATTTCTCCAACAGGATCTTATGTTGGAACTGGTGCAAGAGCAGGAATCGCTAATACTACTTTAGATAATTTCAATGATTTGAATCATAATGTTTTAAATTTAGGTAGATCGGATGTTAATCATGGTCTTTTGATCTATCGTCAAAATTATACTGGTGCAGGAACTGCATCGAATGCAGATCGTGGCCAAGCAAAACTGATTGCTGTTCTAGGTCCAAAGGAAATGGGTTCTGATGTTTCTAATATTTCATGGAAAGATTATGGAGTCTATGAGCAAACAGCATGGTCTGCTAAAGGAACTTCTAATGAGTTTATAGGATTCCATACAAGTACTGTTGCAACCAATCAAATTCATTTCCCATGTATTGGTACCACTGGACAACGAAGAGGTTGGGAAATGGATTCAGTTACTGCAATAGGTTCTGATTCTATTACTGTAAGTGGTAATTATCTACTTAATGGTGTAGTTGGATTTGGTACTACTGCGGTTGTTAAAGTTGTTCATGATAATACTAAAGCACTTGCTGATGCGGTTGCTGATACTGTTGCATCAGGTGGTAATTATCTAGATCTTCCTAGTGGAACATACTTATCAAATAAGATTGTGATTCCTACAAACTTTACTCTTACAGGTGAAGGTAAGAATACATTCTTGAAGCAACAATATTATGCAACTGATCAGACTGATTTAGGTAGTTCTGGTGGAACAACATTACCTTTTGATGGAACCTTTATTGGTATTGGTTCGACAATTGCTAAGGATGTCACAATATCTGACCTAACAATTGATGGTAATGGTGGTAATAACATCACATTTGTACAAGATTTAGATAATTATCTTGTTTATATGAGACATGTGGACTCTACATTATTCAAAGATGTTGAAATTAGAAATACTCCAGGTAGTGGATTATATCTTAGAGATTCTAATAGAGTTTCAGTAGAGAACTCTACATTTGTTGATGGTGCTCAAACTGATAGGTTCCCATTCCAACCATTGGATGCTCAGAACTCTACAGTTATTAGAGTTAACGATAACTTATTTGAAAACTTCCCTGGACCTGTTGATCTTTCAGTGACCGAGGTTGCTTCTACTGGAGGTAATATTATTAGAAATTGTGGTAGTGGTCTAGAGGCTTATGCAACTGGTAAGATTACTACACAGAATAATATTATTCTCGGTCCATCTGATGAATGGGTACCATCCCCTGACATCTATGATAGTGATTGGGATTCTATTAACCTCACTATTGAAGTTGGTAAGAATTTTGAAGGACCAGAGTTATTATACTTAGAGGATGGTGAACCTAAGAATATTAGCAGTTCTAAGGTCGCAATTGTTGCTGGAATTGGTACAATGATTGGATTGTATAGTACAACTACTACAACAACTCTTGGATCTAAGTTTATTAACTTTAATGTCTTAACTCAAGATACTGAAGCAGATGGAACAGGTAGAGACAATGGTTACATTCAACTTAATATGAATGCAACAGATACAGCAACTCTTGCTGGATCAGCATCATCTGCTTTAGGGTATGAGATTGTTGGTACTGGTTTCTTAGATCAACCATCAGGATTCGGTACTTACATTGGTATTCAAACTGGATTCTGGGCAAATGCTGATACAGAACCTGCAGTTGGTACTGCATGTACTCAGTATGTGGTTACTTTAGCCACTGCTGCACAGTTTAGTGGAATTTACACAGGAGACATCGTTAAGTTACCAGGACATCAAATGAGTCCAAACATAAGTTCGACAGAACTAATTGTTCAGAAAAAATTGACTGTTGCTGCTGATAAGAGAGTAGTATTGACTACACCTAACCCACCAAACTCCTATACTTCTGTAAGTAACGGAGTGGATAGTGGATATATATCTATAAGGAAAGTATTCACCATCGCCAAAGGAAGAGTCGGAGTCGAGTAAACATGGCAGACAACACTAATGTTAATAATAATGCGGCTGTTACAGTCGTAGGTAGAACTGCTCCAGTTCCTCCTGGTCAACAGAAAGCGGAGAAATCCATTCCTGTTGTTATTGCGAGTGACCAGTCAACTATTCCTGTTGCGGAACAGAATAAAGTTGCATCTGAAGTTGCACTATCACTTTTGGGTATACCAAGATCGGAAGTTGCTCTTGGTATTTTTGCTGATGTTAATACTTACGATGTAAACCCTTCGGAATGGACTTCCAATCCTGAGCAGTTTGCAACAGTTGATACTTCTACTGGTAAGTATTCTGGTATTACTCAAGATATGGGATGGGGTTTGACTCACGTTCCAGAAGAGTCTGGTGCGCTTTTGGAAGCACCTTCTGATGAATGTGCTGTCCTAACTTCAAAACGTTTCTTCAGGTATCAGCCTGGTCGTGTTTCTGCTGCTACATTTGGTGTTAAAACTTCTATACAGAATGTTCAATCTACTGATAGTAATGTTTTAGATACATCAGATATTGGATCAGCAATTAAAAATCCATGTGTTCGTAAGTATGGTATATTCGATAACTATGATGGATATTATTGGGAAACGAGAAATAATGGTCAAGGAGATAATTTTAGCGTAGTAAGAAGAACGCAATCAATTTTATTCAAAAACCCAGTTGAATTTTCAAGTACTGCAACTCCTGGACAAACTGCTGATTATGGTGCAACTAACCCATTAGATTTATTGTCACCAAGAGGATCAGAATCTGATGGTACTCAGAATGTTGGTAGTGGTGTTACTGGTAAGACTGTTTCATACGATAATATAAAACTTGGTGATCTCTGTATTTACAGAGATAATTTGATGCTTAGTCATGCGGGTTGTTATGATACTTCACTTTTACAAGAGAAAGTAGAAGTAGGTATTACATCAACCTTTGATGATATACTTTATTCTAGTGTTGGTCTTGGTGTAAGTGTTCATAGTGCTGATTATGACATTGATACTGGATTGATGACAGTATATACTCATGGTGTTCACGGGTTTAGTGAAGGTAAGTACTTAACCTTGGGCGGTATTGGTTTGACCTGTCAATACAGTTACACTGGAGGTAGTTCAACTCCTTATGCAGGTGGAATTAAAACATATCCAAATAGAACATATGGATATAATGTTCAGACAGTAGGTACAACAACTTCATTCATTGTTAATGTTGGTGTTTCAACTGTTCCTAGTTTCTATTATTCTGGTGGTCATGCTATTGGACTTTCTACTAACCAGTATGTAAGTTATTCTAAGAAGAGTAATACGAATGCTCTTACTGGATTGGCTGATGATAACATCTATAAAGTTTCAGAAGTTACTTATGATTATCCAACTGGAGTTACTTCAGTAAGACTTAAGACTCTTAATACTGGTTCTGGAGAAAATAATCTTACTGGGATAACAGATGTAAATACTGCTTCAATGGTAACTGGACATACATTAATTACTCCTGTTCCATTCATACAACCAACTGCTAACAATGTGTTAGGAAACAGTACCCAGATGTATAGTACTGTTAAACCATCTGGTATGTTCCCATACATGTATGAATCTTCGGATGGAACGAAAGAAGGATATATTGATACAACTCTACCTGTTGGATCTACTGCAACAATTAAAAGTCAAATTCTTGCACTTAATACTTTCTATAGAGATTGGGTTAATCAAAATATTAAGAAAGACTTCTGGAATGTTTATGAGTATCGTATACCACGTTCAAGATTTAGTGGAGATAGATTAGACGGATCAACTGCTGAACTACTTTACAGTGATGTTTCTGCAGACAAGAGAGCAGGTTCAAATGTTATTGATGAATCAACTGGTGAGGAGAAGGAAGATACCAGTTTATGGAACCTTGAATTTGACAAGGTTACCATGATGAAGATTGAGTTCTCATGGTATGGTGCTGTTGGTGCTCTATTCCTTGCGTATGTCCCTGTAAGCAATGGAGAAGCACGTTGGGTGCGTGTACACCATTTAAGATGTTCTAACCAGTTGAAGGCATCTTCACTAGGTAATGCTACTCTTCCAATTACATACATGATTTATGGTGGAGGTAATTCAAATAAATTTGGTTATGCAGATGCAAAGAGAACACCAACTGCATTTGGATATGGTTCTAGTTCAGAGCATATTATCAAGTATGGTGCTTCATACTACATTGATGGTGGTGACCGTGGTACTGTTAAACTATTCAGTTACGGAACACCAATAGACATAGAAGTATTTGGTTCAAAGAGGAATTTCTTAACTACTACTAACTTAGGATCAAATACTGCTAGAGTTAAATTAACTAATTCTGTTTCTTCTGTTGCAGATCCTTATATTGAAGTAGGGTC